CGCCAGCGACTACATGTCCCTTGCTTTGACCAACTCTCTATCAAACTGAGGCGGTTAAGTGGCATTTCCAAAGCCGAAACCTCGCGAGGCATACACCGCGTATGTCAAGCGCAGCTTCAATTATGTCAAACGCAATAAGACCGGATTGCGAGGAGCGTATTCCGGTAGAGGAAAAAACCGTACTCTTAACGCCACCGTGGTAATGGCCCGGATAGGCAAAGAATGGAGAGCACATAGTCGGAGGAGAAAGTAATGGGCGTTCCACGTATGATTCAAACCACTTTTGGTGCTACTACCTACTCAACTGGCGTATTGGCGGCTGGAGCTATCAGCCAACCTGGAACGGCTACAGTAGCGTTTAACGAGACTCTAAACAACTATCTGAGCGTTAAGCGACATAATGACGAGTTTTACATTCCTAACAAGGCTGGTGCTCCAACACGAGCCTTAACTACGAACGGCCTCCATTTTGCTACGTATGATTACATTGACCTCCGAGATTTACTAGAGGAAAAGGCTTGCATGGATGATGTGGTCATCAACGTCCAACGATTGCGAGAACTGCCTTATCCAGCGTTTACGTATAACATGGCTCCCGGGAACATCGAAGAAACCCTCCTGGTCATCCTTGGTGATATGGAAATGGAAACCACTGATACGACATCTCTTATTGACATGCACGACGCTGGATTCAAACCCATATTCGTTGGCGCAGCTGATAACCAAAACAAGGGCGGTCTCCCCTTTGAAGTTCTATACCGTGAAACCCGACAATACGTTCAGGACCCTTCTCAGAACTTTGTTTCCCCCGACCAAATAGGGACACAAGCCGGTCCACTTGGAGATTCAGCCAATGCAAATACCCGTTTCGTTGGCAACTTTAGAATGGCGAGTAGGACCATCGGCGGTTATCCCGACTTGATTGTAGGCCCTGGCCTTACTGTCATACGCGTATGGTCTATGTGGCCGGGCACTCGTGCCATTCAGCAGGAAGACGGTGGAGGCCCAACCGATGCCCCGGCTGATGAATTGGTTCATTTGTCAATGCAGCTACAGGTACAGGCACCAGCTCTTCAATTGAACATTGTTGGTACTCAACGTCCACTTACTGCAACTGAAACCGCCACGTACTATTCAAACATCCTGCTAAACTCATGATGGAGGCTCCATCATGTTGCTTCCAGGAGAGAATTACAGTGAACGTTTAATGTTCACAATGGAAGGTTATCGTGAAACGTGGGTTGATGGAAGGGCTGCCACCCTCTATGCTGAAGCGTACAGCGCTCTAAACGAGGTTTCAGAACTTTCCAAGGCAGATAAGGCCCAAATGAAAGAGGTAAAACAAGGATTACCTGGTGAAGATTTTGTTGACTTTGCTGTTGATGTGTTTACTGCTGGGCGCAAAGGATTGAGATTTAGCAAAGTTGCAGCTCCCCTGATCCTTGCCGACGGTCCTCTTCCCTTTGGAGACGTTATTTTTGCCGTTGCTTTAGGCATTGACTTCGGAATCGCAGCTTACAACGTGGTGAATCGTGATGAGTGACGGTTGGATTGCGGCTGATGAGCTCCAAGATCGCCGTCTTGACAACCTCGAACAACGCCTCATCATGGTGGAGGAGACGTTGACGGAGATGAAAGCCATGCTTCGCATGCTCAAGACGCTCGGTATAGCGGTCGGGAGCCTCATTGGTCTGAATGTTCATCAGTTGATGCTTTGATTTTGTCGCATACTTGGTACAAAGCATCTCGCATTTCTTTTGTAATGACACTTCTCATGAACAATTCGGACACCATTCTGGACGATGAAGCGTCATCAAAGGAATCTTCGCCATTCAATTTGTCTTCAATTGCATCAGCGATCCATGCCGAACGGGATTCTTTTGGCTTCAATTCCATCTCAAGTTCGTTAATCATTTGATTTTCAAGACTGATCGTGATGGGAACGTACTTCTTTCCTGTTCTTTTTCTCATTCTTCTTCCTCCTTTAGGCAATCTTCATCATACAAAAGATGACATCGAGTGCAAACACCGCACTCATCACAACTCATTCTTCCTCCCTCCACTGTTGTTTCCTGTCCGCGTACCATTCGTTCATCCAATCCATGAGGGTAATCTTCTCCCACCATTCCAAACGACGTATTTTCTTTTGCAGTTTTCGCAGCTTACGGTTCATTGTGTTACCTCCAGGTGATTGAAAATGTTCTTTCCATCGTGTTCGTTGCACGTGCCAAGCGGTTTAAGGCGATCTCCAGGATGCCACCGCCAAAGATAACCTGTTGCGGGCCATGCGACGAGGACGCCGCCATATGGATCGTTGACCAAAATAAGGTCATACCTGGTACCATCGGCCTCGAACACCATGTGAGTCGGGTTAAACAACAAATCAGCCATTAAATCAACCCCTTTTCAGACAAGATTCCAAGTTCATCGTTGATTCTAAGTGCTTCTTGAAGCAATTCAAGCATGCGATCAATCCTTGCGCTACCGCCGTTTGGATATTCTCGTTGCTTCCGTGTAAAATGCCAAAAGATTTGGCTCAATTGGTCGGCGTTTTTGTCGTATCTCCGTGCGTCCATGCAATTCCGAGCGGGTATTCATTCATAATGATTGCGTCGTGAATAGGAACGACCGTATGGAACGGCGCACTGCGTGCTATTCTTATCCTATGTGCAACGGCCGGCACTGATTGTACGAACACATAATATTTATAGACCAACCCATTCATGAAAGGTACATGGCATCCGCTAAGACCCGAGATTTTGAAGTGTTTGAGACTATCATCGCAAACAACACTGGGAATGTGAAAACTATTGACCTCAATACATTCGTGAATGTTGCCGAGATGGAAGCGTTTGGAATTGAATCCATCAGTGTGGGTATCGACCCTAGTACCGCAGCTCCAGAAGCATCCCTCTTCATCGCCCAGGTCGCCCTCGAAGACCTTTCCGGCGGATTCATCTCCCATGCTTCATACGATTCCATCTACTTGACCTTCCAGGACATGCTTACTTCTGCCTTCGAGGAATCCCTCTCACTAGGCGATGTCAAAGAGATCCGATACGTTCCTGGTGGTCAACTACAAGTTCGAGCAGACCGCTTGACTAGTGCTGCCGATGTAAACCTCTATGTTCGCATCACTGGAAAGATTGCCAAGCTCTCCGCCAGCGACTACATGTCCCTTGCTTTGACCAACTCTCTATCAAACTGAGGCGGTTAAGTGGCATTTCCAAAGCCGAAACCTCGCGAGGCATACACCGCGTATGTCAAGCGCAGCTTC